TCAGTTGGAGGGAACCGCGACTTCGACACGGCGCGGGCGTTCGCCATCCCGGCCCGGCACCAGCACCACGACGACGCAAACATTCCGCCCGTTCTGTACGGCGGGCGTGGCCTTGGTGAGGGTTCCGCCCTGCTCGCCTGCGACCCGCTGCCCAATTGCGACACAATCACCGGCCACTTTCACAAGCAGCGCTCCCTTCTGGGGAGACGTCAACGGCAACGCTGCCGCCAAGGCAGCCGAAGAGGCCGCGGCGGTACCGGCAATAACGATCAGGGCAGCGATCAGTTTCGGTGCGGAAAGATGTTTCATCATGGCGCCTTCTATAGCGCTTTCTAGCTGAACAATGAATGAACGGTAAAGACCCCGGAGACCATCACCGGGGTCTTCTCTTACATATTGTTACATATCGTTAATTCAAACCATTAACAATTGCTTAAGAAATGCGCGTTTCAGCATTGAGGCGCCCGAAGATCGCGATCAGGCCGGACAAGGCGGTGACAAGTTGCATGATCGTTTCAACGAGCGACTGCTCATCGAACGCATCCGCGGAAAAGCCGAGCATTCCGGCGACCGAGACGCCAAGCGTCACGGCGGAAGCCCAGATGGTCTTGGAGAGATACCAGGGTTTTATCGCATTCATGGATTTTACCTTTCGTTGGTTGGGTTATAGTCTCACCTCAATCCGGCCATACCGGCCCGGCCCGGTTCTGGCGCTGACCATCGTCACCGCCAGTTCGAATGCTTGGGCTGAACCGCCCAGATCGGCGATCCGGTCCGCTTCCGCGTAAGTCCAGCGCGGCTCACGGACTTCAACCGTACGCAACAGCGAACTGCCCCGCCAAACCTCGACCCGGTAAAGCTCCTGCTCCTCGCCCAGCGGAATATCGGAACCAAGCCAGCTATCGGCATCAATCCGGCTGCGCCTGATCCAGCTTGCGGCGAGGTCTCCATTCGCCAATCGTCTCGCGGCCAGATGAACAGGGCTCAAGGCTTGAAGCGCGCGAAGGCCGCCGGTGGCTTCGACCGTATCGAAATATGCATCCGAGAAATCGCGGCCCGCTGTGCCGATGCGCCAGTTGAGCGCCAGTCCAATTTCAGAAGCCTGCAAGCCGGCGGAAGCGACGGCCTCGCCCAGCAGGACGAACGGCGTGCCGGCCGGTTTCAGGACCGAAGCCTCTTCCTCCGTGCCAAGCTGCCCGCGCAACAGGGAGGTCAGCCGCCATTGGTCTTCCGCCGTTTCCACCGCATCGAGAAACTGGAAAATCTCCCAGCGGCCATTCGGTGTCTGAATGAGACCGGTATTCGCGCCGTTGAAAAGCTGCTCCATCGGCTGCGAACTCAGCTCGCCGGAATAGAGCATTACATCGACCGGATGCGCCCGGATAAACCGGCCGCTGCCGGCCGCCGGCGGCAAGGGGGAAATCAGTTCTCCGACAATTGCACGCTTTCCCGCGAGCGCCCTTAAGACAAAGCCATCCGCCTGCGGCGAGGCATAGGCGCTGACGCCGCGCCAAGGCTTGGCATAGGCCGCGAGACGAAACTGGCCGGTCGCCTCCTCCGCGCCCGGCCATGCGGGCAGATCGATGAGATGAAAAAGCGGCTTTCCCTCATTGGCGGCTGAATTGCCCGGCGGCTGCGCCGGCAATACGCCGGTATCAGGCGAGCGCACATGGGGAGCAATAGCGACGGCCTGGATAGCGCGCGCTGCGCCATCCTCCAGCGAGGTCACGACGAACTCCCTTATCCCGGCATCGCCGGTGAGGCTTATCCGGTCGCCGACCGTCAGATCCGCATACTGCCACGGTATGCCAAGGCTTGTCGTGCGCCGCGCGGCCCAGCGCCGTTTCAGCCAGTTTTCCGCCAGCGCCCTGGCCTGCCCCGCCTCCATCATGCCCGCCAGCGTCAGCGTCTCGGTGCCCTGCCCGTTGCCCTCGCTTCGCACAGCGATTGCGCTGCCGGTCTGGTAATCGCGCAGTGGATCGCTGAAAAATATCTCCACCGCGCCCGGCAGATCGTTGCGGTCTTCGAGAATGGATGTCGCCGGATCGCCCTCATCCGGCATGACCACTTCCTGGATCAAGCGCGGCTCGGATACCCGGCTGGCGCTGCGGAAGACGAACCGGCCTTGCTCCTCGAACGCCTGAACGCCGAAGAGGTCGAGCAAAGGCTCAAGCACCGAACGCGCCGATGATGGCTCGCCGATGACGAAGCCGGAGAGGGTGCCATCGGCGGTGGACGTATCCGGCGCCGGGAGGCCAAAATCCCGAAAGACAGCTTCTATCAGGTCACCGAGCGTTACGCCGCTCAAACGGCCGTTCAGCCAGTGGCCGAGACGCCAATTGTCGGCATCGCCCCAGAGGGCGCGATTGAGCGGGAATTCCGGGAAAGGCCGCATGTCCCAAGCCCAGAGATAGATGCGGGCCGCGTCAAGCATCCCGGCATTTTCCGCCCGGTTCCAGTAATCGAGATGCGCGCCAAGGAAGCGGCTCTGCGCCAGATCGGATCGCGAGCCGTCTGAAAAATAAGGAACCGCGTTTTCGGAGGATTTCGGGTCAGGGAAAACGTTCGGCTGGTTCGGGCCTTTGTCGACGGCGGGGCAACCGAGTTCGGTGAACCAGAAAGGCTTGGACCTGGGCTGCCATGCGGTTGGCGTCGCGTTCTCCGCGCCGCCCACCCGGTTATAGTGCGGATTTTCCCACCAGCTTTTCAAATCCTTGTAGCGGAAGACCCATGGCTTGCCTTGCCCGTCGGTTATGGGCGAGCGGACGCGGTTGCGGCGGTCGGCCTCGCTGGCATAATACCAGTCGAACCCCTCGCCGCCGGCGATACCGGCGACAAGGCCGTCATGATCATATGCGCCGCCGATCCTGTCCGGCCCAAAGCGCCTGTCATCCTCGTCGCGCCAGTCCGATAGCGGCATATAATTGTCGATGCCGACGGCATTCATCGCCGGATGCGCCCAGAGCGGATCGAGATGGAAGTAAACGTCGCCGCTGCCATCCTGTGGATGATGGCCGAAATATTCCGACCAGTCGGCGGCATAGGTCAACTTGCAAGTTGAGCCGAGCTTGACGCGTATCTCAGTGGTGAGCGCCGCGAGACCCGCCACGAAGGGGAAACCGTTCGCCGCGTCTCGCAATGTCGTCAGCCCGCGCATTTCCGAGCCGAGGATGAATGCATCGACGCCGCCCGCCTGCACCGCCAGATCGGTGCAATGGCGGACGAACCGGCGATAGCCCCATTCGCCGTTCAGAAAGGCGGCTATCTGGCTGGCTGCGGTCGCCGTTCGGTCGGCGCTTAGCGGATAACATGTAATACGGCCGCGCCACGGATAGGCCGGCTGGCTTGCCCCGCCATAAGGCGACGGCAGGCTGTTGCCGGCGGGAATATCCATCATGATGAAAGGATAGAAGGTGACGCGCAATCCACGCGCTTTCGCGTCGCGGATTGCGGCGATGACGCTGTCATCGGACGGCGTGCCGCCATAGGCCGCCGCGCCTTGCGCATTGCGCGAAACGAGATGCGCCGTGGCTCTCACCAATCCGTCCACTTTCCATGTCCGGCTGGGCTTGCGGGCAGTTCGCTCCACCACCCCCGGACGGATGCGGCATTGGCCCGCGCGCAGATCGTCGCCGAACCATGGCACGACCAGCGCCACATGCGTGAGATTCGGGCAAAGCGCCTGTAGCTCATCCATCGATGCGTTCCAGTCACTGTGGCCACGTAATGCATTTCGGTTGATCGCCCGCGTCTCACCCGGCTTCGGCTCGTCCGTCACGATCCCGGGTGACAGGCCGAACTCGGTCGAGCCCGGAATGAGCGCGACGGCGGTGATACTTTTCATCAGCGACCCCACCGGGCGCATCACCTCGAACTGGATTTGCGGCAGGCGGCGGCCATAATCGTCGATCGGCAGCCGCTCGAAGACAACATAGGCGGTGCCGCGATAGGCGGGCGCGTTGCCGTCGCCCTGCTTCGCCTCGATCAGCGGGTCGGGCTGCTGGCCTTCCGTGCCGCGATGGACGCGCATTTCGACCGTGGTCTGGTCGAGTTCCTTGCCGTCCATCCATATGCGGCGAATGCCCGCGATCTCGCCTTCCGCCACCGCATAGGCCGCATTGGCGAAATAGCTGTATTCCGTGTTCTTCGCCCCGCCGCCCTTGCCGCCCTGACGCGTGGTCTTCGAGGTTTCCTCGAAGCGCGTGGCCCAGATCAGCGTGCCGGAAAGGCGCGCCGTGCCGTAAACGAACGGCAGCGCCGCACCCTCCTCCGCCGTCGTCGGCTTCGCGCCAGCCAGACGCGGGCCTTCGGTATGGCGCGTCGAATTGATGAGCGCGTTATCAATGAGATATCCGCCCAGCGCCCCCGCCGCCGCGCCAATCGTGCCGCCAAGCGAGCCGAGAAAGCCACCGAGATAAGCACCGGCGGCTTGGAGAACGAGTGTGGCCATGGATTGCGCCTTTTTCTGATGGCACCCCCCTCTGCCCTGCCGGGCATCTCCCCCTCAAGGGGGGAGATTGGCCTTCATCGACGATAGACACCAATCGCCAAGGTTGCAGAGTGGGTGCTGTTAGTAATGTCAGCCAATCTCCCCCCTTGAGGGGGAGATGCCCGGCAGGGCAGAGGGGGGTGAGAGGAAGCGCGCTACAGGAAACCCAAAAACACCCGCAATCCGTCTCCTCCACTGCGGCACCAGCGCCGACGCAGTCACGCGATGGCCCTCATAGGCGTGGATGAAGCGGTTGTCGGGCGCGAGGATGCCCAGATGTTTGGCCGCGACGAAGGGGCGCCAGCGAAACACCAGCAGATCGCCCGGCTGCATCGCCTCGACGGCCTTTTCCGCCATATGCCGCCGCGCCGCCTCGAGCAGCGGATCGCCGCCGCCCGCTTCCGCCCAGTCCGGCGCATAAACTCCTGATTGCTCCGGCTCCATGCCATAGAGCGCGCGCCAGATGCCGCGCACGAGGCCCAGGCAATCGCAGCCGACGCCTTTCGCTGATGCGCCGTGGCGATAGGGCGTGCCGATCCAGTTTTCCGCCTCCTGCAGGACAGCGGATGCGGTTTGCCCCTCACCCTTACCCTCTCCCCGTAAAAACGGGGAGAGGGGGACATCGACGTCGCCGCCTCTTCCTTCTCCCCGCGTGCGGGGAGAAGGTCCGGCAGGGGATGAGGGGCATTCCACGACTTTTGAAATTGTCCTGCTCATGGCACCAGCGCTCCTCCATCGAACTCATCATTCGCGCCGGCGTAGGCATAAGCCGCATCGTTGCCGGGCAAATGCGGGAAGCCGCGATAATTGAGACCATTGCCGAATTTCGCCTTGCATTGCGCAAAGCTCTTGTCGCAACCAGCGATGACGCGGAATGTGTCGCCCACAGCCATGGAGGCATCCGGGATATCGCGCAGGCCAATGCGGACCGTGCCTCCAATGAGAACATGGCTGACCACGACCGCCGTCTTTCCCGCATTTGTCCCGCCGACCCAGTTCAGGCGCCCATTGGCAAACCAGCCGGATTGAAAGCTACCGAGCCCGGAGGCCATAAAGGTTGCGTCCCCGACTTCGATTGCCGTCCCCATCGCGGCATAGCGCGGGTCGCTTGCATTCACGCCGCAGCGCTGGTCGCCCACTTCCGCATCGCAATTGCGCATGACGCGGCGGCCATGGATCTTGTCCAGGGTTGCGGCGCTGCTTTTCAGTTCGGCGGTGAATTTGCCTTGCGCATAGGTGATCTTGCCGACCGTCGATCGGCGCAGCAGAACGTACTCCTGCGATGCGGACCAGTTGACGAGCCATGTCTCCACCGTCGCGCCATCGTAAAGGCCGCGCTCGATATCGGCCCGGTCGATGGCAACCGAGGACAGCGCGCCTTCAACCAGGCACTGTCGACGGAAAGGCCCAAGGCCATGCTCGCCTCGCTGCCGCTCATGCCTGTCTGCGGCTCGCACACGATGCCTGACAGCTCAAGTGGCGTATCATGATCGGTGAAGCCCAGCGCGACGCCATCCTCCCGGCGGATAATCCAGGCAAAACAATGTGTTGTCACAGTTCCGCGCAAATGTGATTCAAGCGCTTGCGGAATGGGGATCATGCCTTCACCTCGATGATTGGAATTGAAGGGATTTCGCCTGCCTGGAACGTGGCGATGCTGGCGGTGAGGCGGTCGGTATCGAACCGCGCCGCGACATCGAAGACGAAGCCGGCGGTGACCGGCTTATCTGCGAGCGGAATGGTGTCGGCTGCGAAGGTGACGATGCCGGTGAGGCCATCGACGGTGAACGCCTCGCCTTCCACCATCTCAACCCCGCCGACGGCTATCTTCACCGAGCCCGCGACCGGTTTGCCGATGGGGCGAACATAAGCGTCCGCTCCATCGCCGTAGCGCTTGACCAGCGGATAAATCGCGGTCCTGCCATCGCCCGTGCCTATCCGCTCATCCTTCGCCACATGATCGAACGGATCACGGAACCGGAAGGCATAAAGCGAGCCGCGCCGCGCCTCGAAGAAGGCAAGGACCTGCTTCAGGTCATCAAGCGAACGCAGCCCTGTTCCCGCATCGAAATGGCGACGGGACTGCGCCCAGCGCGCATTGCGCTTCTCATGGCCGGAGGTGAGCGTGACGATCTCATTGCGCCATTCCGGCCCCGCTGTCGCGCCGAACGAGACGCCCAACGGAAAGCGGACATCGTGGAAGGAGGCGATTTCGGCCATGGATTATAAGCTCCTCGAGCCACGCCTGGCCGCCCTCGCCAGCATACTGGAAACCTGAGCCTCCGACTTGCGGAAGGAGGCTGCGTCGGGCGTTGAAACATTGAAGATGACCTGCGTCGATTTCGCGCCGCCGCCACCCATAGCCACGCCCAGGCGGCCATCCGCGCCGCGGGCAAGTGGCAGGATCGCTTCCGCCCCCGCCTCGCCGGTCAAGCCCAACCCGCCGCCGCCCAAACCGAAATAGGTGGGGCTCGAGACCACGCCGCCCTTGGCGAAGGGTGTCACGCCTCCGCCGATGCCGCCCAGGAAGCCGGAAAAGAGCGATGAAAGAAGCCCTTGCAAGGGCTTCATGCCTGCATCCAAAGCAAGACCGGCAAGATTGGTCGCAAGGCCGCGCAGCACATCGTCCAAACCGCGACCGCTGACCGCCGCGCCCTTCAGCGCCGCCGTCAGGCTGGAGCCGAAGCGATCGGATTTCTTCTGCAGTTCGTCAAGCGTCCGATCGAAGGCGCTGGTATCGGCGTCAATCGAGACGGTCACATTTTCATTCTGGGCCATGGTGTTACCTGTCTGGAAATGCCTGGCAGAGGGCGTCGAACGTCTGGCGCGACGGCGCGTTCGCGGCGCGTGTGGAAAGCCCCAGCGCCGCCGCAAGCTCACGCGGCGTCATGGACCAGAAGGATTGGGGTGTTAGCCGCAGATGTCCTAGCCCGGCGTGCATCACCGGCCCCCAAGGGAAAGGATCAACTGCGGCGTCTAAGGGTTTGGCGAAGATTCGCTTATCCGTTCGGGGGCCGCTCCAAATGTCGCCGTCAGCAGCTCGCTGACGATGCGGGCAAAACCCGCCGCGCCGCCATCGGCTCGCATTTCCGCCACGTCCTGCTCCGTGAGAGTATGGCCGCCGCCACGCAGCCCCGCCGCGATAATGCGAAGCATGTCGCGAGCCGAAAGGCGGCCGGAGGAAAAGCGCGCTATGAGGGCTGTCAAATCCTCGGCCTCGAAGGCAGCCTCCAGCTCGGCAAGCGCGCCCAGCGTGAGACAGAGTGCCCATTCGCGGCCATCGAGAATGGCCGCCACTTCACCGCGATGCCGGTTCACCATCATACGATCTCTCCAAAGGTGATGACGCCCGCCGATTCCAGCGCGATCTCGAAGGTGACTTCCGCATCGTGATTACCGCCATATTCAAGCGCGGTGATCTGGAACTGGCCATCCAGCGTGCCGAAATCGGGCAGGATGACGCGCCAGGCGAGAATTTCGCCGTTGAAGAAGGCGGCGCGGGTGAGCGCGTCGGACGCGGCATCCTTGAAAATACCGGAGCCGGTGATCGAGGCCCGCTGCACACCGGCGCCACTCAAAAGCTGCCGCCACCGGCCCGCAGCGTCGGCATCGGTCACATCGACCGTTTCGGCATTGAAGGCGATGCGCTTTGCGCGTAGGCCCGCGCAGGTTTCATATCCCCCGCCAGCGCGGGCGAGTTTAAGCAATATGTCCTTGCCTCTCTGGGCGGCCATGGGTTTTCTCCTGTGGTGGGGTGGTACTGTTTTGATGAGATCGCCAGGCACACCCCCCTCTGTCCTGCCGGACATCTCCCCCTCAAGGGGGGAGATTGGCTGGGAGGTCCGGTTTCGCCAATCGTCAGCCTTGCAAAATAAAGTGCGGTCATTGGTGAAGGCCAATCTCCCCCCTTGAGGGGGAGATGTCCGGCAGGACAGAGGGGGGTATTGCCCCACCAACGTTTCCATTCAAAAAACTCTAAACCGCCTCGGTCACCGCGCGATACCGCAACAGGCCATGATACCCGTCGCGCTCATCATCATTGCGGGCTTGCGAATATTGCAGTGCCAGGTTGACGAGACGGTGCCCGTCGAGAGTCGGAATGGCTTGCGCCATGCGGGCTGCGATCAGGTCCATGATATCAAGAACCTGTTTCCTGCCGCCCGTGCGTGACCAGACATGGATGGTGAAAAGATGCTCGTCGCCGATTTCGCTGCCGGTGCTCCAGTCATAGACCGTCGTCTGGCCGAAGGTGACATAAGGAAAGGGGGCGATCGCGGATATATGGTCATAGATTTTCGGTCCGCCGAGCCGGGCCCGCAATGCGGCGTCATCGCAAAGGGCGAGATAGACCGCCTTCTGCAATTCCATGGCGGCGCTCGTCATCTGGCTCATCTTTCTTGCTTATGGGTTGCAACATTTTTTCCCGCTGTTCGATCCCGCGCCAGCGCAAGCTTCGGATCAGGCCGTCCATGGTGAGGCGCATGGAGAGTTTCATCGCCCTTCCTCCCGGACCCGGCACAGACAATAGCGTCCGCTTTCATCAGGATCATGAACGCTCAGGACCATGAAACACCGCGTCCCCTTTCGCAGGCGCATTCCGCTTGTCATGTCATCGCGAGATCGTAGCGTGATGCGGTGGGTAATTTCTTCCAGCGGTTGCCCTCCAAAATAGCGTGCCGCATCAGATACCGGCTCGATGCGGCCCCAGAGCGTGGCGACCTCAATCCAGTTCTCCGTAAAGCCGCCGATGCCGTCGGGAACGGGCTGGAGCTGTTCGAGCGCCAGTTCGCTCGAAAACCGCCCGGCGTCGATGAAGACCGTATTCACAGCGAGACCCTGCGCCAGATTTCCACCAGCCGGTCGAAGGCCGGGGGAAACGAAACCGGTTGCGCCTCGCCGTCGAACGCGCCGCGGAATTCATAGAAATGGGCGGTTAGTGTCAGGATAGCGTGTTTCAACGCATCCGGCACATCCGCGCCGGTTTCGCCGAAGCCCGCGATGAAATCGATTTCCAGCCCGCCGAGCGAGGGCGAGCCCGAGCGCTGGCTGAGGTAGAGCCGTTGCGGGCGTGAGCCCTGATGCAGGTGCCGCTCGTTCGCGCCGATAATCACCGGCGTTCCGTCCGGCGCATAGGCCGTGACTTCGACAACCTCCCGCACGGGATAACGGAAAAGCGCGACGCGGCCTGAACGCGGCCAGCGGTCGAGATGAAGGCGCCAGGTCTGGTTGATCAGCGCCAGCCCCGTCTGGGCTTCCACCACCTCGCGCGCGGTGCGGATGAGCTGGCTCAGAAGCGCATCCTCGCTTGTCGAGGAAATTTTCAGGAAAGCGCGCGCGTCGGCGAGCGTCACCGGCTCCACCGCCGGCGGCGTGATGAGATGCATGGTCATGGGGGAGGTCCTTGAGTGAAGGTGGAAACGCTGGTTCCAGGCATACCCCCCTCTGGCTTGCCAGCCATCTCCCCCTCAAGGGGGGAGATTACGCCTTCATGGTCGTTCTGCACGAATCTCGAACGTTGCAGCATGAATGCCGGAGGTCATGTCAGCCAATCTCCCCCCTTGAGGGGGAGATGCCCGGCAGGGCAGAGGGGGGTGTGGCTCAACTATTCAAGCAATCTGCCTCAAGCCCCAAACTTCAACAGCTTGATCGCGTCGAAATCCTGCACGCCGCCGCCGACGCGCTTGGTCGTATAAAACAGCACATAGGGCTTAGCGGAATAGGGATCGCGCAGGACGCGGACGCCGGTGCGGTCGACCACCAGATAGCCCCGGGCGAAATCACCGAAGGCGATGGCGGTTGCATCCGCTGCGATATCCGGCATGTCCTCGGCCTCGACCAGGCCGAAGCCCATCAGCGACGCCTTCGCGCCCACTGCCGCCGGCGGCTGCCAGAGATAGTTGCCATCCCGGTCCTTCAATTTGCGCAAGGTGCTTTGCGTCTTGCGGTTCATCACCCAGTTCGCATTCTGGCGATAGCCGGATTTCAGCGAATAGACGAGGTCGATCAGCACGTCGGAGGCATCGGTCGCAGGGAGCGCTCCCGCAACGCCGGTGGCGATATAGCCCAGCCGGCCCCATTGCCATTCTGCTTCCGCAACGGTGGAATAATTCAAAAGCCCGCGCGGCTTGTTGGCGCCATCGCCAGTGATGAAGGCCGCGCCTTCCTGTTCGGCGAAGGCCGTCTCTACCTCCGCCGAAATCCATTGCTCCACATCGACAGCCGCATCGTCCAGCAGCGAGGCGGTGGCGGCGGGCATGGCGTAGAGTTCCATCGTCGGGAACTGCAATTCGGCGAGCGTAGCGGACGCGGTTTCCGGGCGCGCGTCCTTCTCGCCCACCCAGCCGACCGCCGGGCCGCTGATCGAGAACGGCTTTTTCAACACCGCGCCCGAAACCTGCCTGACGCTGGCGATGGAGCGGATCGGCGAAAGCCGGGCAAGCCGCATGCCGATTTGGGTTTCAAGCTCCGCCGGCACCAGATAGCCGCCATCGGGGCCGGACCCGTAGGAGTGCGCCTTGGCTTCGATACCGCGCATGGCCTGTTCATCGCCCCGGCGGACATAGGTCTCGAAGGCATTCTTATGTTCCAGCGATACCGCCGGGCTACCGCGCCCCAGCGATGGGCGGGCCTGTTTCAGAAGCATCTGGTCAAGCGTCTGCTTCTGCTCCTCAAGGCTGCGGTTGATGCGCTCGACCTTCTCGACGGTCAGCACATCCGGGCTCATGCGCTTCTCGATCTGGTCGAGCCGCTCATCATTGGCCTGCTTGAACGTGTCGAAGGCCGACATGAATTCGTCGAAGGCCTCGCCCACATCATGAGCGCCACCCAGCGCCTTTATTTCAACGCTTTTCGTCTCGGGTAGATTGTGTTCTTCCTGCATCAAACGTTCCTTCTGGTTTAAAACTTTTTCGCTGCGGCGCGGATGCGCTTGGCCAGGCTCACGAATTCCTTGATCGTGGACAGTCCCCTCCTCTTGACGTTGCTCACGCGAGCGGAAGGCAGCATCGGGAAGGTGACCACGGATATTTCCCAGAGATCCGCCTCGCTTATGCGGCGGATGCCGGTTTTGGCCTCCTTGCGGGCCTTGACGGCGCGGAAACCAATGGAAAGCCCATCGATCGCGCCGCTCTTCATCAGTTCCAGCGCATCGCGGGCTTTGGGAACGCCCTTGGCGAGCCGCCCCTCGACATAGAGGCCGCGCGCGTCTTCCCGGATCTGTGTCCAGACGCCGATGGGCTCGTTCGCATCGTGCTGCCACAACATGCGGATGCCGGAGGCGCCACGGGTTTTGAGGGATTTGGCGAACGCGCCCCGCTCGATGATATCGAGGCCCAGATCCACCTCGCCGAACAGACTGGCATAGCCGGAAAAGCTGCCATCGGCGTCTATCTGCTCCAGCGCTACCCCGGCCCGTTTTGTCTCAATTTCGTTCATTGAGCGCTTTCCTTTCTGCAAACCGGGTGAAAATGCCGAGCGCCGACCATGCGGCGAGGCTTGCGGCGGCGGAGCCCATCAGCATCAGTTCGGTGTTGCCGAGCATTCCTGTGATGGAGAGTTGCTCCGCGAGCTTGACCCCCGCCGCGCCGCCGAAGACCAGGCCGCAGATGATGCCGACAGCAAAGCGGATCGCCGCCTCGCGCTTGCCCTTGGGCAGCACGTAGGCGAGCGACACGGCGGACCCGGCAACAGCGCCAGCAGCTTTTGCGAGCCATAGCCAGGCGGTGTCGCCCATTTCGTGGAAGGCGGTCATGGGTGTCTCCATGGTTAAATGCTGGTTTGAGACACACCCCCCTCTGTCCTGCCGGACATCTCCCCCTCAAGGGGGGAGATTGGCTGACACAGATCTCGGCACGCCTCCTGCAACGTTTGCGATTGGTGCTGGATGTCGATGAAGGCCAATCTCCCCCCTTGAGGGGGAGATGCCCGGCAGGGCAGAGGGGGTTGTCTGGAACCGGCATTTCCATCCAAATTCGCTAATACCCCACCGCCTGCCGCTTCTCCTCGTCCGTCAGGAACGAGGCGCTGGAAATGCGCTGCCAGAGCGCGTCGCGCTCCATTGACAATCCATCGATGCGGTCGAGGTCGTGCTCCAGCCGTAAATCGCCGCCATAGAGCGGGGCGAGCCAGTTGCCGAATGCCTTGGCTGTGCGCGCGATGAGCGGCAGCACGGTCAGGCGGTAGAAGGCGCGGTTGGCCTCGGCATAATTGGCGTAAGTGTTATCGCCGGGGATGCCCAGCAGCATCGGCGGGATGCCGAAGGCGAGGGGGATGTCGCGGCTGGCGGCGTTCTTCGCCTCGATGAAATCCATGTCGCGTGGGGAAAGCCCCATCGCCTTCCAGTCGAGACCGCCTTCCAGCAGCAGCGGACGCCCTGCCCCCGCCGCGCCGGTATAGCCGTCCTCCAGCTCGGTCTTGAGCCTCGCGAACTGCTCTTCCGTGAGATTGCCGCCATCCTTCGGGGCATAGACGAGCGCGCCGGAGGGCCGGGCGGAATTGTCGAGCAGTGCCTTGTTCCAGGCGCCCGCCGCGTTGTGGATATCGAGCGCCATCAATGCTGCTTCGAGCGGGGCGAAGCCGTAGTGATCGTCGAGCGGGTGGAACAGGCTCAAATGCAGCGCCTGCCCGCCTGCAGGACCGTCGAGCGGCACGATGCGCTTCACCGCGCCGCAGCGATAGGCGAGCGCGTATGGCCATCCGTCCCGGTCCGTCTCAACGGTCACCCGCTCCGGGCGCAGCAGATGCAGCTCGCGCGCGCCGCTCCCCGTTTCGACACGCTCGACATAGGCGTTGCCCGAGAGAAGCAAATGGCCATAGAGCATCTCGAAGAAATCGGAGCCGCTCGCGCCCCGGCGCGGGCTAGCCAGGAGATCGAGCAGCGGGTGGCGCTCATGCTCCGCCGCGCCTTCGTAAAGGAGCCACGGCACCGCCCCCGCCGCCTCTGCAATCATGCGCACCGCGCGGTGGACAACCGGATTGCGCATGAAGCCTTCACGCGCCAGCGTGGGGTAATCGCGCCCGATCCACGAGGCGCTGCGTTCCATATGCAGGGCCACGAAGCCGGTGGCGGATTTGGTTTCCGGGCGCGCGGGAGTATTCGCGGCGCGCGGGCGCCACGGCCAGGAGAGCGGCATGGGGTTTTCCTTTTGTTTGAGAGGTTGGCGGGCGCGCGCGCTCCCTCCCCCTTGCGGGGAGGGTGGCCCGAAGGGTCGGGTGGGGGTGGCGACGTTTACGCCATTGTCTCCAGCAGAAGCGCAAACGTCACCACCCCCATCCGTCTGCTCCGCAGACACCTTCCCCGCAAGGGGGAAGGAGGGCGTCGCGCATCTCACTCCATCCGCCGTATCCTCGGCACCTTATCCCTGCCCAGCATCAGCTCATTCAGCGCCCAGACCAGCGCATCCAGCCGATCAGGCGAGCGGCCCGACGACAAGCCGCCCGGTGCGAAATCGCACATCTCATCCTCCAGCGCCGGAAAGCGTCCGGCGTGGCGGATGCGGCCTTGCTCGTAGAGGGCGGCGACCGGCTCGGCGCGAAGCCATTTGCCGCGCATCGCCCGCACCGGCCGCACCGGAACGGTGTGGTCCTCGGCTGATATCACCGCCTTAACCATGTCGCCGCCCTGATTGACTTCCGCGATGATCACATCCCCCTCAAGGCGGCGATAGAGCGCGATGGCCGCGCGCGCCCATTGGTAGGGCTTGGCCTGACCCAGACTTTCATCGGCCAGAACCCAGCCGAAACCATCATGATCGATCCCGGCCGCGACGATGCCGCAAGCATCGGAGCTTTTGCCCGAACTCGCCGGTGGATCGATGGCGACGACAATGCGTTTCAGCGGCGGAACCGTCTTGCAGATAATCCCCTCGATCAGCCCGCGCGACCAGAGCGCATCAAGGCGGTCCTCGATCAGTTCGCCGTCCAGTTCCTGCCGTCCGAGCCGGGAGCCGGCATAGCGGCTTTCGATCATCTCCATGAAACCCGGCGCGAGATGGCCGGCATTCTCCGCCGTTCGCATCCGCGTCACGGGAACGGATTTGTCCGCAATGAGGTCGCGCAACAGCGCGACCGGGCGCGGCGTGGTGGTGACGACCTGACGCGGATGCTGCCCAAGCCTCAGCCCGAATTGCAGCATGTCCCAAGTTTCCTGCGGATGCTTCCATTTGGCAAGCTCATCGCACCAGGCCGCATCGAATTGCGGCCCGCGCAGGCTGTCCGGGTCCTCGGAGGAAAAGAACGACGCCACCGCACCGCTCTCCCAGACAAGCCGCCGCCGCGTCGCCTCGAACCGTGGCCGCTCAACGCGCGAAACGGAGAGGATGCCGGATGGCCCCTCCACCATAACCTCGCGTACATCGGCGAGCGTTTCGCCAACCAGCGCGATATGGCCGCATTTTTCGTTCGCGAAGGGCGCAAGGCCTGCGGCCATTCCCGCGACCCATTCCGCACCGGCGCGGGTCTTGCCCGAACCGCGCCCGCCCATGATGAGCCAGGTGCGCCATGGCATCGCGGGCGGTTGCTGGGCGTCACGGCCCTGAAAGAACCACTCCTTGTCCACTGCCATTGTTATGTGATCCGTCAAGCCGACGCTGGATGATTTCGGCCGCACGGAGATTGGCAAGTTCGTCGATCCTTCTGTCGATGCGCGCAAGCGCCTCGCGCAGTTCCTCAGGGCTGACCGATGCGGGACCGGTATCGGCGACGGGGGGCGCGATGTTTTCACGCTCCAGCTCGATCACCGTCTTCAGCGCGCGGGCCAGAGAAACGAGCGCATCGACCGCGCCCTTATCCGGCACCCTGCCCTCCTCGGTCAGGCGCATGAGCTCGGCCCGGATGCGAGCGAGGATTTCTTCCAAGCCGGGGAGTCTTTGTGTGGTGTTCACGTCGGCATCGATCCCCAGCCGGCGCAGGCGAGTGAGATAATTTTTCTCCTTCATGCCAAGGAGAAAGGCGATATCCGCATGGGGAACGCTATATTTGCACGTGAGCCGGTAGCCCGCGTGATTACGCGCCGCTGCCACGCTACCGGGAGCAGTTGCCAT